GTTTTCAAAGCCTTTTCCTAATTCCGAGGCTTTCACTGGCTCATATCCCAATGCTAATCGTTTGTCGATACTGTCATAATTATTTGTAGTGGATAACCAGCACAAATGGAATCCGGGAATAATCCCGCCTGGCAAGTCCGGTAACGCCGAATTTTGCCATTTATCGCGGAACGCAGCTACACGCTCCTTTTTAGATAATGCGTCTGGATCATCAGAAGCGATCCGTTCTTTTGTTTCAGCAACTCGATCGGCTAAGCGATCATCTAAGTCACGTTTAATTCTGTTATTTGCCATGATAATTAACCTTTATTTGCACGATCATACGACGCATAAGCGCGGATCATTTTGTTTCGTTTCTCTACATCATCCCAAGCGCCAGCATCTTTGATTGCTTGAACGCGATCACGACTTAGCGTGATTGTTCCAGGTTTTGAGCTGTTTGTTGCAGCCGTGCGTCCGGACGTTGGTGTGCTTGCTCGTTTCACAGAGCCTCCTTTGGAAGTGTATCTGTGTGGCAAACGATTTTGTAGGCGACTGTCTAGCTCATCCCAATACTCAGGATCACCTGGATCCCAACCATCAGCTGCTAGTTCTTGGTCAATTACTTTGGCAATTCTACTATCTGTATCTCGAGCCTGGGGGTCGTACCAAGAGTTCTTTTTAAGCCACTTAGTTGCGTTGGCTTGTACTTCAGTATTAATCTGGTTGGGTACGTTTTCTTTTGGTGCCTTGGCCTGCTCTACTTGTTGTTTCTTGTAATGTTCGACTTGTTTAAGGCGCTGCTTAGCGTCTGTTAACTGGTCTAAGTATTCCATTTGAGCGTTTACGTCGCCTGATTGAGCTGCTTGTACCATCTTCATCTTTGCATACTCAACACGGGTGGCTTCGTCTTCGATAGCCTTGTCAATCTGTGCAAACTGATACGATACTGCTGTGCTCTCAACCTTAGCTAAACGTTCTGCCAATTCGGCATTACGGCGCTCAAGTGCTGTAATCTTGTTTTTAGCAGAGATTTCGCGCTGTTTCTTTAACTCTTTTTTGAGTTTGCGTTCTTCTCTACGGGCCTCGCGGATTGCTTCACGTTCTTCATCGGTTTCACCTTCTTCGGCTGCTTCGTCGTCTTCACGCTCTTCTTCGCTGCGAGTATCATTTTCTTCTACTTCTACATGACCACCTTCTTCGTGGTCTTCAATTTCTTCTGGAAACTCTACCTTAGCTACCAGAGAACCGTCGTCCAATTCTTTCATTGGGACGTGGTCGTCGTCTTTCTTTGCCATTTTTTTTCTTTTCTACAAAAGTTATTAATCTACAAACGCTTTCATTTTTTGCGCTGCCTCAAAGGTTTTAATCTTTGAAATAACTTCACGCGCCTGTAATGTAATAAACACTACCGCTGCGCCGTCATCATTAGGCTGCACAACAAAACGGTCACCGCCGTACTTAATGGTGCGAACTAAGTCACCAACATTACACCAATTGCCTTCCGGCCACGGTGTTAGGTCATCTGGGCTCTTATACGCCAGGGGACCAATAGCACGAACTTTGGCTACAGTCTCGTTAAACTTTAACGTCTGTCTGGTCTCATCCACAAGGATAATACCGCCTTTACTTGTTATCTTTTCTCGGCGCAACTGCACCAATACTCTGTCACCAAGCACTTCTACACCCGGGTCTAAATCAGGAAAACACTCTTCTTCTGAGCGTAAATCTGGTTCGTCGCCATCCATAAAATCAATCGCCATCCGGCAACTCCTTAACCTTTACAGGTCTTCTTCGTCGTTCTCCGTCAAAATTTCGTTGACAATGTCCAAGGTCATTTGCAAACCCTGTATAATCCCAACGTACTGCTTATAATCATCAAATGAATTGATGTTAGTACCCGCGGTGACGGTTTCCGCATGGTTTTGTATCTCAGTCCTTACGCGACCGATAATTTCACTAATAAAATCCTTCATATTCTTACTAATACGCTGAGGCGAATAAATCCGCCCCAAATATTAATAAAAGTTACCGCCGCCAATGTCTTTAAGGTTTTTATCTGGTCCAACTTTGCTACCTTTTGCCATTTTGTTGCCGTTAAGCACCGCATTGTTAGCACGCTTGGAACCTGAGTTACCTTTGTCAATTGTGGTTTCACCAGGACCGCCGGCGTAGCCAGGGGTACCAGTCATTTTGTAAGCCTTTTTAAAGCCTAATTCGTCTGCCATTTTTATTGTCCTTCAGTGGGTTGTTGTGGTTGTGCTGCCTGTTGTTCTTGTTGCTGTTGCAGCTGTTGTTCGTGCATCTGCTGGGCTTGTTGTAAGCCTTGCTGGTGTTGCTGAGCGTTTTGCGCAATTTCCATCTGGTGTTGCTGATCTGCTTGTGCTAAACCTTGTTGATGTTGTTGAGCAGATTGTTGTGCCTCAATTTGTTGCTGGACTTGTTGTGCCTGTTGCTCAAACGCTTGTTGTTGGATTGCTAAACCATGCTGACGAATGTCTTGGTCAGAGGCTTGAATTGCTTCCATAGCAGATTGGTTTTGATCTGCTTCCAATTTTGCTTGTAATTGATCCATCTGGGTACCAGCATTAATCATAGCAACACGCTCTTTAGCCGCATTGTTAATATTAGCCATTGCAATGTCTGTAGCGTTGCGTTGGTTATCAATGTTAGTCTGTGTGCTGTACTTAGCCTGCAACTCAGCAACCTTCTGTTGAAGCTCAGCAACTTTAACCTGATAGTTTTGCTGCATTGACTGCGTATCAAGTTGCATCTTAGCCTGAGCTTCTTGCAGCTTGCGTTGGGTCTCAGCAGTCTGGGTCTTAACAATTGCCGCGGCGGTTGGGTCAGACATGAGCGCAGATTGTTGTTGAGACTGACGCGCCTGATCAACTTTTTGGGCCAATCCTTGAATTTGTTGTAAGAATGGACCAATACTTTGCTGTGCATCTTGTCCAACCATCTGTGATGCCAACGCTAAGGCTTGTTGGGCTTCTTGGTCTAATGGTTTTTCTTGGTGTAGTTTAAGCACATCTTCACCGCCGGATGCTTTAGCAACATAAGAACGCATAGACTGCAAGTAGTGCAGCGTTAAGTGTTGTTTGATGTGCTCAAGCGCGTTCGGGGCAAATATTGGGCCGATAATAGGATTACCACCGTACGCAGGATTCATTGCGTACTCAAGGTGAATCTTGAGGTGAGCGATGTGGTCCTGGTCGGGGTAGGCGGCAGCGGGTCGTCCCATCGTCATAGAGACATTCTCTAAGGCCGGATTGGATTCGTTGGCGCCTTGTGGATTTGGCAGTACTTCTTCCATCTCAGGAACTTTTAATTGCTTGAGTACGCGCTTGTATACCGCGCGCATGTCAAACATTCCTGGAGGCGCTGTGCCTGCCATTTGTAGGAGGGCTTGATTCTGAGCAAGACGTTGTGTCTCAGAAAAAATGTTGGGGTCTGATACTGGGCGAACGTCTGAGTTATACGCAAAGTCACGTACCTCAATCTCGGTGCCAGATTGGTTGTCCATCTCTTGCAAGTACCAATGATTGATACGAGAAATGATTGCAAGTGATTTTTCTTGGCTGCGATGCAGGCGAGCGTGAATGCTAGAAAATACTTTAGCGCCCTGCTCAATCAGAGCTTGGGTTGTACCCACTGGCATCTGACTGTTAGCGTCAGCAATCTTTTCTTCTGCGGTAGTAACCACGCCTTTAGCGGCGCTAGTTAACCAACCGAGCAAGTCGTAAAGAACTGATGACGGCGGATTAAACGGCATCGGCATAGCAATCTGACGGATGTCAGTTACGCCGGCGCCAGCTTCTACTTCAATAACTTGGGTTGGTTCTATTCTGTCAGATTGCCCAGATACGCGTCCAGTTTTAAGTTTAAGTAATGTCTGGCTGTTGTTGATATGAGCAGCGTCAAGCAGAGCACGCAAAGCACCGGTAAGAGCAGCAGAGAGGCCACCGATAAGATGAGGTAATCCAATGGCGTAAGCACCACGCCAAGGAATAAATTTAAACTCGACCATCCAGTCCAGTTTTTCACGCTTCTCATCGTTTGCATCCCAGTTGCGGTACAAGGCCAATACCTTGTTGGTTGATTCGTCAATAGTCAGGATGTATGGTGCACGTTTGCCGTCTGTTTCTGGATCATCTTCCAGTCGCATAAAGCAAGTAATCTCATAAATTCTGCGTAACTCGTCGATATTTTTAGAAGGCATGTCAATGCCCTCAATTTTATCGTTTGCTGCTTTGCTGCGTGTTTGGTCGTTAAGCGGCGCGTCAGAGGTGTACTCCAAGTTGTCAAGGTCACGATACAATCCAGCGTCAATACGCTTTAGATACTCGTCACCAGTAATGTCTTGCTGTTCTGTTACGCGTTGCGCTGTGTAAAAGTTTGTTGATGCGTATGGTAAAATGACGTTATCAATTGGAACCCACTCACATGTTGGGCGCGCTTGCTCGTCGTCATACATCCACTTAAGGTATTGTGATCCACCGAGTGGCAGCTGAGTAAACAACTGGTCCATCTCGTCGCGAAACTCTGGAATTTGTTGTGTTAACTGCCAGTTAAGGAAGTCAACCTTTCGTTCTGCTACTTCTTCTTTGGACTTGTCGTCGTCTCCCTTGATGTTGGACTTGACGATTCCATCTGACGGTAATAACTCTTTGGCTGCTGATGCTGCGAAGTCAACGCAAGCCTCGGCCATGACGGGATGAACAACTTTAGAAGCACCGTCGAAAGTAGCACCACCAGGAGCGTCCTTACCAAGGCCAGTACGACGAAGTCCTTCTTCATACTGTTTATCTCTTTGTTTGCGGGCCTCTTTGTCAACATCAATGTAATCCAAGTATTCAATGGCTAATGCGTTTAATGTTTGCTCATCGAACTCTTCTGCAAGGTTCGCATAAAACTCTGGATTTTTTAATGGACTAGATTTTTCGATGTAGTTAACCACTACTGAGCCATCTTCAAGCTCAATTAATTCTTGTTCTACTTCGTCGGGATCTAAACCCAGTACGTCTTCGTACTCTTCCATTTCAGCGTCTTGTTGCTTTGCGTCCTTAATATCGCTTTCACGATCAAGACCTGGCAAGTTGCCGCCGGATTGGATTGGTAATTGTGGTTGTGCCATAGATTATGTCAATTTTGAATTTGGTGGGCAGAACTCAACCCTTATATTTACTAATACGCTGTTTTAGCCGTATCCGCCCTACTGGGCATAGGGATTGGCAAAACGCTTGCGTGCGTCATCGTCGGCGTAGTCGTAGTCTCTAGGGGGTAAGTAGTCTAATTGCAGCCATCCGTCGTCCCTAAGGATACGAAGGGCTTGAGAAAGGGAATCCACGTAGTCATCGTGCCCGCCCATTTCAGGAAACGAGCAAACTTGGCGCAAGAAACGTTTTGCCCAATCAGCAAATTCACCCTTCTTGTTTGGATCTTCGGGAATAAACACCTTTCCTTTGGCTACCAGGGGCGCTACAATGTTCAGTCGCTGGACTTTGTCAGCTCGGCCAGGGTTGTACCCCTGGACAGGCACTCCGGCGCCTCTGAGCTCTTGTATGAGGCTTATACCGGCAGATTTATCCTCCATGAGGATGAGGTCTGCCTTTTTACCCTTGGCAAACTCGTTATCAGCACCATAAACCACTTCTTTAAAGTCATTAACAACCTTGCGCCGTAGTTCTGGGTAAGAAAGATGATTGTCCCATGAGTCTAAAAGGATTGCACACGTGCCACCGTCCAGTTGTTGAAAAATTCCCCACACGGTGCACGCCGTTGGGTCG